AATCTCGGTCTTATTCGCACCTATTGGCAACCCTTCGCCACCAATCTTGCCTCTTGTCTTCGTGCCTTTAACCCCTCCGATGAGGAAGGCGGTGTTATGTACACCTCGCTCGGTTAATTGAGAAGTGATACGCAACTCTATTTTACCGAACATTGACAAGTTTTCTTCGACAATTTGTACATATGTAAGAGGTGCTTCTCCACCGGAAACAGCGGTTGCACCTTCACTAATGCCTTGCAGTACACCTTCTATACCCGACTCGATGTTAAGTAAAGTAAGGTCGGTAACACCTACTATCGGCATATGTTTTGCTTCTGTTATCACACGAGTTTGACCGTCATACTCAATTGTCATACCCGGTCGCATGTCTGTAATACCGGGATGACCGCTACTACTGATAGCACCCGCTGTAAGTGTATTACCTCGTAATATTTGACGAGCAACTCTTCTTGCACCGTTGGTTGAGCGTACCGTCATATCTACCACTGGTGCTGGTTCTTCTCGTATCTCACCGTTGTTACCACTTTGCCTTTCAGTATCATCAACAGTAACAATAACCAAGTCATTCAATGCCATTGGTTGACCTTGTACAGTGACACGGTTTGGTGTGTTATCAACAGGGTCAGTTCGCTTAGAGCCAAAACGGATGTTGGCATCAACGCTACGAGTGGCTTCGCTAAATGTAATCGGTACATACAGCATATTACCGAATCTATCAATCAATATCATACGGCTGTCATGCCGACCGATAAACCGTAGTGCGGTCAGCAAATTGACATTTGTAAAGTCTTGACCGAGGAAACGATTGGAATGAAGTCTGCGACCATTGTTGTTGTTTGCAGAACTCATACTGCGACCAATGTTGAAACTGTTCATACTGGTAGTTGCTTGTTGACCCAATCGAATAGCCATGTCAGTTGTTCGCAACCCGACATCAATTGGCTGGCCTAACTTAACTTCACGCTCAAAGAAACCAAGGTCGTTAAGTGTTTTACCTTTCATGTTTTGTAGATTCATTAGAATACCTACAGTGCTGGATTCAAGTGTTGAGATAGATAAGCGTTGGGCGGGGTTGTCAGCGTTGTAAACAAGCATGGGTTTGTTGGTTGAACTCAATACATTGTCACCCAAAAAGGGTACTGCGGTGCTACTATGCCCCGGTGTTTCTTTATGTGTGATTTGAATTGACGACTCACCCTCAACAATTTGATAGCGAGTTTCGGGCATGACTTGGAAAGTAGATGCGTTACTATTTTCAATGGTAACTTTTGCTTGTACACCTGTACTCGTGTCCACCTTTGCATGATGAACGGCGTTGTCAACGAACACCGGCTTACGCACATGGTCCATCACTGCGGGCATGTCGGTATTGAAACGACCAACAACTGTGTTCTTGATTACCGCCATGTCACTGCCCCATTATTTCGCCCCTTGAGCCAAAAGTTCTTGGTTGTCGTTGGTCGTTAGTGCGATAATCTTTAGGTATTTGCACCAGTCTTTCGGGTGGGATATATTGAGTCACCCATGCTTCCGGCCCTTCTCTTCCCCATCCTTTATTTCTAAATTCACCCTGTACTTCTTTAATCGGCATTCTTACACCGACCCTTGCACGATAAGGGAAATCACTCATTACATCTGTTCTTCTTATCGGGCTAAACCAATTACCGGGTTTATCAAAATCAAACAACTTAGCATGTGATATGATACCGGCATCAGCCTTTTCTCTAAAATACTCTTCCCAATCTCTTGAATAAGTGGAAAGAGGTTCGGGTTTTAATCCTTGACGGAACACTTGTTCTGCGGGCTGTTGCATAGAAACCGGCATAGGGGGAACAGGGGTATTCCTATTTTCGGGTATTCCCGAATCTATCATCCTTTGCATTTCATTGTTTTCAAAAAATTCAGCAGTAGGGTGGCTTCTTTGCATAGTCACTGGCCCATACGAACTGGGAAAATCGGGATGAAACTCACCCAGTTCGGTTTGGCGTGAAGCCTTGAGAAAACGCCACGCCTTCTCAAACATCATGTCAAACCCTCAACAGTTCCATCGCTTCAAGGATGCTCCCTTTGGTGTGAGTTTGCCCTTCTTGCTGGTTGCACCCTTCATACCACTCATACGAGCGCAGAATGATTTACGACGCTTGGCCTTCTTTGAACCGGGCTTGAGTTTACTTGGTTTAGTCGTCACGGGAGGCTTGAGATTTGCACCACTCTTACGCTTGGCGGCGGCACGACCCTTAGCGTTCAGTCCACCTTTTTTGCTGTGTTTGTTTGGATTGTAGCCGTGGAATGGTTTTTCCTTTTTAGCCTTCATCAAAGCGAATGCGTTTTCCATTGGTGTACAACAATCGCAAAAGTCGTAGTCAATCATGCGCCATCACCACTGTGGTCCGTTGAATTGTAGTCAACATCTCCTTTATGTCCTTTTGGATGAAGGGATTGGGAGAAGCGAGGATGAACACTGTAATCCATTCTTTCTTCTTTTGCATCACCTTCTTTATGCGTGCGCCTACGAGGTGCATCGGCACGATAGTGTTGTAGAGTATTTTCACTCATTACTACACGAGTCACTTCGTTGTCCAATTTTGTCGAGTCGAATCCACTGGCACCTGTTCCAATAATCTTTGGACCTTGGCTCATAGGCACCGTATCACTTGCGCTAATGTCCATGTAATACGCAGGTGCGTATGGAGGATTGCTGTCCGGGTTGGTAGCACGAATATATGAGCCAACTGATGCTTGTCCATTAGCAACTTCATACACATACAATCCGTATTTACCACCAGCCGTAGCACCGAAGTAGTTGCTACCGTACTGTGGGCTTGACGAATGTAGGTTGAGGTTAGAGCGGAACATTTCAGCGTGTTGTTTGTCCAGTAATCGAACTGGGCGCATCATGTATGTGACCTTCTTATCGGTGACATTTGTACGCTGGTGTCCGTTAGTGTCAGTTTGATATGGGTTGCTGGACTTCCATACAGAAGCGGCAGTGATACTATACTTTTCAGCAAGATAACCTTCAACTTGTTTTATTTCAGCATCACTAAGACCCCTACTGTACTTGATGACTTCTGCAATATCACCATTCCAAAAGAAAGCAGTTCCGGGGTTATTGCCCGTACTACCTGCACCGACACTGGTTGTTTGGTCAGCATTCGGAGTGAACGATATTGAGGAAGCCGATGCTATTGATGTACCGTCAGCGAATAATTCCACATGGTCCGACTGTCCATCACTGTTAGTGTCATGCATTCGGGCGGCAAGAATGAAAGGTTCGTATGGTGTAGTAGTCAATTTTGATTCAGTACCAGCAGACTCAACAAAGCGAGTGGAGCCGGAATTGTCGTAGTAAGTAAATCGGAATTTATTCGTACTCATGTTGGTGTAAAGAGCATAACCTGTGTTTGGTTGATTCCTTGCAGTGATGGCGGAGTTCCATGTGTTGTTGTCAGCATTCATATCACCAACAACAAATATAGTCATTTGTTCTGTATTCAAACCTGCGTCAAATGCTCTTAGAAGTGTATCATTACCACCGTCAAATCGTATTGCTGGTTTTCCGTTGAATACACCAGTTTTGTACACAGGTCGATTTGCCGAAGTTGATTGTGTAAAGTGACGGTTATTACCCGATATATCGCTCCATTGAGAAACAGCATCACCATCAGCCAAATCGAGGCTGTCTGCTTTAAGCCATAAGCACATATCTGCGGTAGGAATGCCGCCCCATTCAGTATCGTCAATGGGTGATACAAAGTTGCGGGCTTCTGCTATGTAGGTACCACCGAGTGGATTGAAGTTGGAGGTATGGGAGAGGCGCATAGCACCACCTTGCGGCTGGCCGCTAAAATCAAGAGCGGTAAGGTCGTAGTGACCAATTGTTTGTGACCCTACTTGCATACCACCTTGCACGATGACACGCTGGCCTACACCCCTGTCAGTGTGTAGGCTGTGAGCCTCAGTGTTGATGGCGATGAGGTTATCATCCACACCTTCTACATTCTCAGTATCAAGTCCAATACGGGGCGCACTGCGGCTTACAGCGTCTTTGTGTGGAGAGTCGCCGCTTACCGTTTCTACACGGTCGCTTACCACTGCTTCGGGCTTAAGCAAACCGTCTTCGGCAATGTCAAGTCGTGCGCTGATACCACGAGGTACTTCGTCGGGTTGTAGTACATCATTGCGTGCTCGGATGAATCCATCATTTATGTTCGGCTCGGAAGTGTGATGTGACAACACTACACCTGTGGCATGGTATGGTTCATCAAGTGCTGTAAGCACATCCTCATTGAATGCAGTAGGGTATCGTAGTCCACGCCCATGCCCATCATCACCAACACGGTGAGCATTAGTTGGGAAGTACACATCGACTAACTCATTCGCATTGTTGCTATTGGTATCGTTTTTACGACCACCAAAGCGTGGAATAGTAGAGTATGTTACATTCAAATTACCACTCCCATCAGTTGCTACCATACCTTTCATGTTCACTACTGGTTTACCACCGTTAAACAAACGCTGGTATGGAGTAGCATCACCTGTTCTGTCGTATTCATACACATCAGCCGCATCCCAAGCAGGACGAATACCAAATCCACGAACAGGGTGTCGTCGCACATCTTCTCCACGAGTATTACCCCACCAATCAACCAAGTAGTAGCCCACAGCATCGTCAATCTTTGCGATATTTTTACCGTTGAGGTCACCCCACCAATCACGAAGAACTGTGTCTTTATTGCGTAGTGTACGAACAGGACACCCGAACGGTCGTGCTACACGCATACCATCGCTATAGCGTACCTGCCATTCGGGCTTATCCACACCGAGCATACCGGAGAAGTTGGTTTGTCTTTCCATAATACCAATTTGAGTGTTAGGATATGTACCATTGGCAAGACCATTACCACCAGCGTATGTCCATGTTTCAGTTTCACCTTGTACAAGCGGCCCGTGTGGATAGCCTACACTTGCATTCGTACCAGTAATTGCCGTTTCTCGGAATGCACGCATACCGTACAACGACCACTGTGGTTTGTTGTAAGGTTGGCGCAGTCCAATACGATAACCGAATGGTCGGGTGCGGGTAGGGTTACTGATGCTGTCATAGGATGTTTTACTCACACCGCTACTTACAGTATATGAACCATCATCATCATCATCAGTCCAAACAGGACCATCAAATGTGTATTCTCTTGGGAAATCCCATGCGGCTGATACATATCCGTACCCGTCAAGGCGACTCACTAATGGCCCACCACGACTACCACAAGGCCAAAAGTGATTAAGCATGGTTTTAGTTGCGGCATCGGTGCTATCATATTGACCACCTTGACTCACAAACGCTGTTAAAATACTACCACCACCGTGTGATTCGTGTGCTGATGCAGTACCCGTACCACCTGTACCGTGAAGTAAAATTGGACTACCAATTGGTATTGTAGCAGTAATGGCTTCACTAAGTACCAAAGAAATTGTATTGTCACTTTGTACTGTGTAAGATACACCATCAATGATAATTTTAGTTCCTACACCGATACTTGCCGCACCTCTATCAACACTACCGCTACCTAAAGTTGTCAAAGTTTTACTCGCAATGTCAACTGAGGTAACTCGTCTTAAATTATCAGCGGCGGCGTTTTTCAAAGCGTATGGAGGTAGTGGTGTTTTGCGATGGAAAGCAAACGGCCCCATACTGGCATAATATGTCGCATCGTGGTAGTGTACTGTTTCAAAGTGTTCGGGCATACTATTCAACGGTTTTTGAGCAATAGCACGGTCGTTTAATGGGTTAAGCCATGTACGACTTGAATCGGAATAGAATGTATGTGGGCGACCAAGATTTGGATGCCATAAACACAGGTATGCGTCAGCCATGTGTAGGCTGTTGGTATCACGGCTACCTTGCAACATCTGTGGTAGGATACGGGTCACCATACTGGAAAGTGAATCCTTAAAAATCGCACCAGCAGGTCGGAAATCATAAGCACGAGTTAAGCGAATTTTTGTACCTGCTGTTAAATTACTGGTAAAATCACTGTTAGCAACAATAGTGAATTGAAGTGGTTTGTTCATGTTTGATGCGTCGTACCCACTGCGTTCACTGTATGTATGAGTTCGACGCACACCATTAGCATCTGTATATTCCAACTTATTTCCATAATAGGGCTTTTGTGGGAAACCACGAGCATCATCTACTTTGATGACTGTGCTTGATGTAAGACTCACAAATGTACACACTGGATTAAGGCTGATGTTTTCAAGCACTTCGTGGTATATGTCGGGATGTATGCTTGGATAACCTGCAAGTGTAATTTGACAGCCAATACTACCTGCACTTGCACGAAGGAACTCATAGTAGGTATCGAGTCGATGATGATTGAGGTGTCGATAACCAGCGGCATTTGCATTATCCGGTCCTGTCTTATGTACTATACTCCACCACGGAATGTTAGTGGTCATACCGGGTGAGGATTTGACAAACATCTGCGGGTGGTACGGTAGTGAACGCTTAACGAATGCTGGACTTTCAGTTGCCTGTACACCAAATTGGTTGTATAGCAACAAAGGAGGTATGTTTGTAAATTGACTACCGTGGTCGGGGTCGTGGTCAATGATGAGTTCGTTGATGAAGACTTCACATCCACGAACATCAGCCATGGTAGCCTCGGCCAATACAAGTCCAACAGCACCCGTAGCACTGTCGGGTTCACGCAGACCTACAACCATTGCCACTTGCTGGCTGGTTAGTTCATTCACTGTACCATTTGGCAGGTCAGCCACAGGTCCATTTGCATGATAACCCATAAGTTGTGATTTGTGTATGTTTGGTTGAATGACAATTTGGTATGCACCCACTTCGCTTGGGTCGGGGAAGTGTTCTCGTAGAGTGTAAGTGCCAGCGGCTTCAAGGACAATAGTGTGCCCACCAGCGGCATTCACTACACCTGCTTGACCTTCGGATGCCAATACACCATAACCGTCACTACGAATCTTAGACTCAAACATTAGAGTGAAGGCACCGCCGTGTATGTCACTCGGACCACTTGGTGTGGCTGTAAGTGAACCAAAAGTATGTTGCGTGTCATAAGCATACAAGTTGTTAGTAAGTGTAGTAGAGATGTCACTCTTCAAATCACTCATTGTTTGTTCTTGCATCAATAGAATTTCATGTGATTTAACAGTTGCAGAACGGATTGCTCGGTGTTTATTATACAGACCTTGGTAAGCAGGATGAGCAAAGTGGCCGGGTAATACAGCCATGGTTGGATTAACAAAGTGGTGACCCATACGAGGTAAAGCCAACGGACTCATCTTAGGCACTTCGTACATTTCATGACATTTTAGTGCATTCAATGTATGATTATCATGGTATAGAGTGTGTGCCATGTCGGGACTGTTACCACTTACTTCTGCGTGGTCACGCAAACGGCGAGCCGCAAAGAAGCGTGTGCTACCAGCAGGAATGTAGTATGATGGTACAACCTTGAGTGTGGATATATCACCAGCAATTAAATCAGCAAAGTCAGCATCTCCTACGCAACCAGTGAATGTCGAGCCGCTGATATTGGTGAATGAAGCAACACCGCCCTTGTCAGTAGTAGGATTGTAAAGTCGTAGGAACTTACGACCATCACGGATTGATTCGTTATACAACGAAGCGTTGGGTGCCGCATTGACTGTTAGAGTTGTACCACTGTATGATACAGCCGTAAGTGCGTTGTTTGTTACACCTAAGTCATGTGTGTAGAAAGTAGGGTGGCGATGACTATGTGTGTTGCCATTCTTAGTCACATGGAAAAAGAGTGTTCGGTCATGTAGTTCGTATGATGACTCAAGTGGAGCGTGACCAGTTGCGGTTTCCCAACCCGAATAAGTGGGGTCGGGGAACTCACTTTGGCTGATATGCTCCCAATTATGGTCACCGAATGTACCGCCAAGCCGTGGTCCTTTTGTTTCATCAGTAAATAGATGCTTAAGACTGTCTTTTGAGAGCGGTCGAATCATACCACCCGTACCCATTGTTTCGGTTTGGTATGCTTGTAGACGGTCAAACCCACTACGAATGACAAGATTGCCGGGAATAGAATCGGGGTTTGGTAGTCGCACCTTCATGTTAGGCTCGATACCACTGCCAGCAGTAGCAGGTGCCAATCCTTCCGCACTACGGTCGGAAACAGCGTTAAATGTACGAATAATAGTACCAAACGGCGAACCACCTTCGATAATATGCACTTGCCCTGTATCATCCTCTACTTGCATTTCTTCAAATTGCACTTCTTCATTTGGTATCGACAGTACATTCCGCAACTCATCGGGATGGCTGGCGGCAATTTGTGGATGAGAAAGTTCCTGCGCCTGTATGATTGGGAACATAGCACTGTTTGTAGTTTCAAAAGAGAAACGGTTGATACCATACAATTTTTCTCCCATAGTGTGCGGTGTGTTACTCAATACACGAGTGATGAAAGGTACAGCACCCAAACCACGAGCGTTGACAGCGGGTAGGCTCAAGTTACCTCCGTCCATACGCTTCCAAACAATGTTTTCAACTGTGAAATTCTTTGCTGGTGAGCGTTGATTCATCTTGAAAGCATTTGTGTCACCAAGCCAGTAGTTGTCATCATCACCATATCGGTCGAGTTCTGCACTTGTGCTTGTCTTTAAGTCGGTAATGAGGTTTCGTTCAACATCAGTTGTGCTTTCTAAGAAGAAACTTCCGGGGCTTTGGTCTAAGTCAAAGAACATATCACCTGTTTTTGCAAAACAAGGTTCTGCGTTGTTCAATTCAACATCACCGCCTAACGGACCATTGAATGTAAATGCACTACTTGGAATATCATCGGTAGGTTTGGTGGTGTTTGTGACGAGTGCTTCGATATTCGGTCCACCGTGTGCTGGTGCAACGAACCTATCCACTCCGTGTATTCGCTCATCCCATTGTGATGTACCTGCAAAAGTGATGGCAGTAGCGGCGGCTACGGATGCACCTGTTTTCGATACAACGGACAACCAATCACCCGTAGCGGTAATACCGTCACGGTCACGCTTTGCTATAAGTGGCATTTCACCCTCATATGATACTACAAGGAAGCCGCGAGAAAAGACACCTTGGGTGTGATGTAGTGCTCTTGGAACAGCGTTAGCATCAGCGATATGAAGTGGACTTGCAAAGTATGTAGAGTCTTCAACATCAGTGTATGTTGCCGCCGCAGTTGTTGTGTAATTCCAAGAATAAGGACTGGTGAGAATACTATCGGAGTTTGCCCTATTGTTCAACACGCCGCTTGCTTCGGGTCCGTTTCGCATAGGAGTGAAGTGAGGTAAGTGACTAAATGTACTCATGACGCTTGAGGCTGGCCCGTAGGGTGAGAAGCCCAACATAGGGTGCCACGCGCCAAGACCCGCTCCATACCCTTCTGTACCCACCCTTAGCGAGTTAAGATATGAATAACGCTCTCCTGCCCAACCCACAGCCCCCGCAGGTCGTGTACGGTCTATTGCATCCACAACACCGCTAAAGTGTACACGAGTCATGTGATTGCGTGTAGAGTCGTTGTAGTTGTTGTAGTAGTTGACACCCGACTTACTCCACACGAAAATTTTCTGTGGTATGTTAGGTGGTACGGCTTCGGGATTGAAATCGGGAACAGTGAGAGTTTCACCTTCACACTTGTTTTTCCATGTTGTCATGTCTTCAAACTGCGCTTTACCAGTAATTCTGTTTGGAGCAAGCCAAAATCGCACAGTCCATGTACCGCTTTTATTGTACACTTCACGAGAATGATACGGGGCAAATGCAGGACATGTGTGGTTTGGTTCACTTGTAGTAGGGAATCTTCTGCCTCCCTCATCAGTTCGTAACCACCCACTCGCTGGTATTTGCTCAAGTGTAGTCTGTGAATTAGAACCTCCTATCACTGCTTCGGCAAATGACTTGGAAGAATTATCAGTGTCATTTGTGTACACACCAGTAAAGTTCATGTCAATCCAACCATATCGGTCTTGACGCATTGCGTTACCCATTGATGGCATAAATGTACCACCCATTGCTTTGAGTGCACCTTTGCCGGGGTTTTCGTTGATTGCTTGACCGATGATAGTCGCCAGTTCCTCACCGTTTTGGCATCGAGTACCATCAATAACAATTATTTCACGGTCAAAGTTTGCATTTACTTCATTTAATGCTCCGTCAAGAACAATCTTTGCCATTGGTCCCGAAACACGGAATGCTGTAGGTTGCATCACATTGTTAAGTTTTGCAATCTTGTAATCACCTTGTTGCATTGGTGGGTTAAATGACAGTTGGTTATCCATCCAAGAACCACCGGGGTGATACCCACCGTCCATGTGGAATGTCATATCAGCACTCATCGCTATACCGTAATAACCGATAGCACAATGTTGGTACGGGTGTGCTTTCATGTAGTCTGCTTCGTTGTTTGCTACTATTTTGCCCGATATAGGATTGATGAAATGTTCACCGTAATGATAACCGTGTTCGGGGCGTTGGTGTAAACCATAAGCCGAAGATGTGTTAGCACCAATGTTTGGTATGCCTTGAGGTGGTGACCAGTTGAGCGTTGTGTTCCAATGGAATCTTTGACGGCGGGATTGGTAGTTTGCATCGGGTGGGCCGTAATCACCATCATTGTTGGTGATTGGGTTTGGTAGATTAAGACCATGTGGAACTTTGCTCCATGTGTTACCAGTGGTAACAACATAACCGGGATGAGGTTCAACATTACCAAGTGTACCGGATGCTGTTTCATAGAATGGGAATGCTTGACCCGGACCATACACAAGGTATGATGTGAAGTAGTCTGTGCTGGTTTTATGGTCTATGTACCGTGCTGTTTGGTGTGGCATACGGATGACTAACGGCACAGGTCGTTGTCGTACAATTCCAGCAGTGTATCGAGCAGTAACATGAGAGGGTTGACCGGATGCTAAATTTGGTAGTGTACCTGTATCTATGTCGGGTGAAAGGATATTATCTTGATTGTAAGCAGGTGGGTTAATGCTCCCACGGTTTTGATTGAGATATGGTGTACCGGGGAAGAAAGCCAATAATGCGTTGCAATCCATCATCGCATATGCTGTGCTAATTTCATTGGCATTTTGAATACCTGCTGTACCTGTAGGTCCAGTCGAATACGGGTGTGTATAGAATGACGAGTAATCGTTTTGCGAACCATCGTTTACATCGAGCACGACACCGCTAAATCCACCACCAAAGTACAACGGTACGCTGTGGTCGTTGCTGTCCTTTCCACCCTTGAAGTAGGTGATAGGTTCACTTTCGATACTACCATACAAACGATAGCCGCTAAACTCTTTGTCTGCGTGAAGCATTAGAAGAACATCTGCCCTATCAGCACTTGCTCCGTACAATGTATTCCACTCATCGTTGTACTTGTTGTCAACAACTTTCATTTTGGTTGTTGAATTAGCACCTTGAACTGATGTAAGTGTTGCTACTCTTTCATTACCCGACCATACAGATTTTGCATCACCGAATGAAACTAACCTGTTTTTACCGTCAAAGGTGGCCGGTTCTTCTCCTGCCGGAACAAGTATGTGTGTCGTTGTTTCACCGGAATTTGTGGTGAAAATATCATCACTATGGGTAAAGTCTGTAGTCACCAAGGCGTTGTCAATAGCAGGAAGAATGTGGTCACCCATCTTTGAAGTGTAAGACAACCCTTTGAGGTTATTTGCCCATGAATTAATTGGCACCGGGTCGTTGTACGAATCAACAAGAATAGGTGTGGGTGTGTTGGTATGGAAACCACGGGCCTTGGTGCGAATTTGAACAACTGTGTGTGGAATATAACCACAATCAACCTTACGATGATTGTCTTCTATGTCAGCATCGCTTACTGGTTTGTTGAATGTTGCACTTGCGGTGACAGTATATTGGTTGTTGGATGATTGGTCGAGTTTCTCATACTCACCAAATTCAAGATGGGGAGCCTCAATACCTAAATCACGGTGTACTGATGCTTCAAACATGGTTGAAAGTGGACGAGCACCACGCTGTGGATTGTGTGCACGAATCTTGATAGCATCAGCGGAAACACCCCACTCACCAAATGTTCGACCATCAGCCGCATACATGTGTCGGCAATCGAAAGACACTCCATCGTCTATGTTAGGATTGACAAGGTTGATTGCTTCGGCAGTGACAGCCGCAAGTAGTTCATCAGTCACCAATGTTGTCCAGTTGATTCGTGGTGAAATAAGTGCCTTGATGATACGGTCGGTGGATGCGTCAAACATGGTGGCGGAAGACTGTAGCGTGCCGTGACCAAGTGAACTCAAAGCGTGAGAAGCAGTGAATGTATCACCTCGTACACCATAGAAAATATGTGTACCAGCACTGTTCAATTGTGTGCGACTTTCGTATGAGATGACATTACCAACTACACCCTTTACAGTTGTATCTGTGAATGGGTCAGTCACTTGTATAGCACCGTTTTGACGAGGGAAGCCAAGATAACCAAGTATGTCGGGATGGTTGCCAAGTTCCGCACCGCTGTCAAATGGCGCACTAAGTTGCACTGTGAGAGTAGTAGCACTTGCATCCCATGAAATATCACAATCAATACCAGCAGAAGGAGCATACACCCCTCGCCACTGATTACCTCGCCAACTGTTTTTGGTAAAGTCCGATGGTACTGCAAGACGGCCAGTAGCGTCACCAAACCCAAGCATGTGTTGACCAATGGTAAAACCACCTTTGGCTACATCTCCGTCATTGAAATACACACAAATTTCATCTTCCATAGTTGAAGGGATTGTTGTCAAATCGTTAGCAAACGACTCGCCCATTTTACGATATACGAATCGCACACCATAACCTTGTCCTCGGTGGTCTGCAAATCGGAAACCGTAAAGCGGTGTATCTCCAACAGCATCATCGACTACTTCCGTGGTCTTCACATGTCCACTATAATTGGTAATGCTGGTAGGAGTTGTACCACCTATGGACAATCCTTCGTTATACAATACATCAAACTCAGTGTCACCCTTACGACCAAGACCATGCTTACCTGCTATGGGTGAAAAACCGGGCACACCCGACGCTACAAGACCACCGAAGTTGATACGACCAACTGCTTTCTTACCAATTCGCAATCCCTTTACAAGAGCCGTCGATGGACTTTGTGTTTCAAATGATTCATCATTAACACTGTTGTGTGATATACCACCAAGATGTGCTGAAATGTTGCGTCCTTTTGGATTACTCACTTCGTTGCGTCGTACAGTAATATCGTGATTACTTGTCAGTGCTTCATCCGGCTCTTCTTGTGCGACAAACTCTCGTAGTGTTGTCACTGGTGCGAATGGGCGACCATCTTTGTTGAGAGGCATAGGCGCAGGGTGCATGTTTTCACCGAGTATCTCATCGGGTTGCGCCCAAAAGTTTCGGAATCTTCCACCGTGACCAATGAGGAATTGTGGTTGATATGCTGATTGACCCTTGCTGTTGTCAAGCCATACACAGAAGTTGCGACCCGATGCGCCGGGAATTGTCGAGTGAATGATAATGGAGTACCCCTCATTGCCGTTTATGTCTTCTACGACCCTTCCAAGGTGCGCTCGTACATATCCCATGTGAGAACCACGGTCATGAGAATCAAAGGCAATGTCGCCATACCAAAACGGTGCAGGGTCGTAGGTTGAGCCGGTAGCGGCGAAGTCAGCATTGATGTGGGCTGATGTTGGGTCTTTGTTAGCATCAGCAATATCTTGCCTCACTCCAATACGAGTAAGGTCAAGTCGCTCACTTTCACCGGGGTATTGAGCCGATGGACGACGAGCGTGAGTACGACCGTTGAGCGCACCACCTTGATTAATGAGGCGAACCATTTCTCGTGCCGCCGCTTCAATATCTGTGACACCTTCTTTGACACCAACCTCTCCTAAATCAAGGCTCATTCGACGCACGAAATCCATTTCAGTCCAATGTTTTAGGTGTTGTAGTCGAGTTTCCTCGTGGCTTCCGAGGTCGAGGGTCGTATTCCTCTTCCCTTTTAATGAGAGGAAAGCCGAAATGACACGAGTACCATCGGGTGTATCGAAGAGTGTGCTTGCATCCTTGAGTGAGTGTGTAGCGGGGTTTTGAGCCGCCCGATGCGATTTGAGTTTTTTGAGCAAAGCATTGCCTTGTTTTTGTTTACGAATCAGTTTATGCGCTTGGTTAGCGTAGTAAATAGATGCAACTGCTGGTTGCACTCTTGGTAGCGAAGAGTCACCCACAGTGTGTGTATTACTGGTTTCTTCGTGGTACAATCCAGTGTGTACAAAGTGTCCATGTCCTTTACCTCGCAACAACGGGTTATGTCCAAGGTCTGCGTTTGGGTCTTCCAGCGTGTATTTGAGATGAGAAGAAGTTGTATTGCCGAGTAGGTCACGAGAAACAGTGTTGGGCACATTGTGTGCGTATGCACTTTCAATAAACTTAGATTGTTGAGTGCTACGCAAGTATTTGTTTTCCGAAGGGAAACCATTGGCTACATCGAGTTGAGTTGTAAAGTAATGAGGTGCTCCGCCGTTGACACTAATGAGGTGTTTGTCAAGTTTGAGTGTACCGCCCTCATACGCAATATCTCGACTGAACCCTACACCCGGTGTAGCGGCACTCGATTGTACTTGCATGTGTAAGTCATGGAAAGCGATGAACTCACGGTCATGCCCAACATCAAAGAGTAAAACACGAGCATTACCGTCAGTTGACAAGTACGGGTCAATATAGGCTACTGTAGGTGCTTGAGTAGCATCCAACCCCATAGCCTCGTAATTCATCTCAACTGTCTTATTGACATGTTGTGCGAAGTTCTGCGCTGTTTCAAGACAAGAATTGCCGATAAGGAAATTTTCAAGAGGAATTGAATCTCTTGGTCTACTTGTTAATGTTCCTTGGCCACCGTTGAATCCCTTCCATACAAGTGCTTCGTTAAACACACCACGACTCTTTGCAAACAATCCTTCTATTGCGTGTGGGTTGTTAAGTGTCATGTTCATCCAAACAGTGTCACCGTTGCGTAGTCCACCTTGAGCGTAAGGGTACAACCAACTGCGGTTGAGAATCGCATCATGGTCGTCCTCAATGACTGTACCCGCACCTATGCGTACCTTATCACCCGATGCTATCGCTACAGCATTGTTAGCACTTATAGTGACCTTTGTGTTTGTAGTTCCTCCTGTGAGATTAGAAACAACAGCACTCACTTCACCAATGTACTCAATATCATCTCCTGTACCATCATCACGGAACAATCTGTCACCTTTACGAACATTCACACCGATAGTATTGGCGTGTGCGAAGCGATTATTTCCGTTTGTTATTTCAAGTACAGTAGCGGCTGATGCTGAATAACTTGCCGCAAAAGTCCACTGTTCTGCACTTGTGCTTGGATAGAATGTAGCGGCTTGTAGTTCCTGTGTAATCATGTTAGCAGGTGCGCTTGTTGCTTGGAACATGTGTCCTGCTTTCTTTAATCTAAATTCAGTGTTTAAAAAATCACCAATGGTATATGAGGCGTTTTTAGCAGTTGATATTTGAATTACATTTTCTCCACTTTGAGTTTCCAACTTACCATAATAGTGTACTTCTAACGGTGTTGCCGTCATAATTTCTCCAATGTACACTAAGTCGCCTTGTTCCACTTGTGATGCGTTAGAAGCGTTGCGTGAAAAAGGTACATCGGGGAAAAGTGACGCATCCTCAAGCACCAAGTTAATGAGGTAGCCGTTTGATGCTGAACCACCGAAAGCCTGTGCTTGCAAAATCTTTGTGGTAGCACGCTTTGATACTGTGCGAGGTGCATGAGGATTAGCGAGTGGTCCCGCTTTAAACTCCACAGCACTCACATATTGGCGCAAACCATAGTCGAGGTTGCCGCCTTGGGTCTTGACATTTGCCATATCGTAGTAGTAAGGTGAACGAGCCTCAATATCCGAAGATGGTAATTCTGTATCGGATGCTACAGGGATAAGCGTTTCATTACGGAACCCGCCACCAGTATGAATTTTAGCACCTACAATTGCGTTTTGGAAAAATGTTTCGGAATGCCCATCAAAATAACCTCCTGTAGCATTGATTGGAATTGACAAAAACCCATCTAACGCTGGATTATTGTCATACACAGCCCATTCTCCACTGGTGAGAAATACCCTGCGTAGGCGGTTAATCCCCTTGAGATTACCCACATCATCAGCCGCTACAATTGTAGGCGTAGCATCGGAAGAGTTTGTGGCATCGGGGAACATGTTTGGATGAGATACAAAAATGTGGAAGTGGTTGGTGTAAGTCGTGCCCCCTCCACCTGTGCCCGTGCTTGTGTGTTTGTGGCTTGCAGTGGCATCTTCAATGCGAAGAATAGTAGCCG